GAAAATATCATTACCAGTGTAGACCCCGCAATGGTTAGGAACCAAAGATCCCATTGTAAATATCAATAAATCATTGGGCTGTAAGTCTTCTACTTTACTAAACCCCCATTCTTGAATATGTTCGTCTGTAAAGTAGTTATGCCCCTGCTCCCACCAATCGTCTAGGTAGGGTAGTCTGTTTTGTAGTTGTAAACCTAAGTGTTCTTTGTAGTAGTCTTTACACGCTTCGAGACAATCGAATTTACCAAACTCATACTCTCGTCCTATTAAAGGATTGACTTTTACTTCTGGTTCCAGTATGTTTAATTTCATATCTGGGTAACTAAAAATATAGTAAGGTATTCCTAAAGAGTTGCAGTATTTTTTATCGTTCTCACTAGCTTCATTCGTCCAATCTATATGGTTATGGACTATTGCGAATATATCTGCCTGCCTCTTTATTGAAATATAGTCTGTCGGATCAAGTATAAAATCTTCGCTTTCTTTTGCTAAATTTTTACAAGGAAAGTATTCTTTTTTTCCTTTTACTATTCCAATTATACCGCAAGCTTCTCGAGGATAGTTCTCCTCGAAGTGCTTCTGAATTTCATCAATCATCTAAACTTTCTGCTTCCTATAAAGGCTCCAAAAGGTAATATTTTACCAGTATTTTTCTCAGTACTAGGAAGCGAATTAGAGCTCCCTGGAGTAGCCGGTTTAAACTGAAATCTACATTTACATGAAGATAGTTTTTTACCACAAACATCTCCCTTTGACCAATAAGGAGAGTTTAACCCAGGAGCATTTCCAGTACTAGCTCTAACACACCTCCATACCGTTAGTTGATTTCCATCATTATACTCTACGTACTGTCCAACTGAATAAGAAGTGCCTGAATTATAAGTAGTGTACGTTTCGAAATCTCCTGCAACTGTAGAGCCGGAAGGGATTATTGGAGCGTCATCTTCTGTAAAGTATGCCTTGTGCGTATTGACCCCGCCGGATCCATCTGCATAAGATATTGTACTATTCTTATCCCAAATACAGCCGCCCTTTTGATCTAAGCTATAGCCTTGATATTGCCAAGAACAGTATTTTCCTATAACTTTTCTATTTGGTAGAGTTATTCCTGATAAGTCATAAGGAGCTGCTAGTTCATAGGTTACTGCGGTGCTGTTCTCTCCTGAAATTCTATCAATAATAAATTTACGAATAGGAAACTCTATAGGAGGTGAAGCATCTCCTGTTTCTCCATATAAATACTTTTTAAGAGTAGTACGCCTTGTCAGTCTTTCTCCGACAAGATTTTCTGCTTTAATATTGCCAATAGCTGCTGAAAATGTGTTTGCTACATTTGCAACAGTTAGGCTAGGTCGATTTATAGCACCATCTGCACCAAGTTCTACTCCATCCATTATGATTGGAAATGCAATATATTCTCTAATAGTGTAAGGACTAGTGCGATCTCTAAATTGAACAGTGCTTAAATCTTCTTCTAATCCAGAATGAAAGTACAAAGTTGTACCGTCTATAGTAAGCTCATAAAGCTCTACTAATGCACTCCCAGGTTCTTGTAGCTGTACTACTTCAATTAACTCGCTCATGCTTCATAAACTCTTTTAAGTGTTGCTGATACGGAATAAAACCCATCGTGATGGTAGCTCTGACTATAGTTTTGGCATACTACTTTAATTGCTAATTCTCCGCCTGCTGCATTATCATCAGGTATTGTATACGTAAATGAAGTTGCTCCTTTTAAAGACGCAAAATAACCCGTTATATCATCTACTTCGGCAGCAGTACGATTATTAAAAGTTACATTGAACATCTCATCTACGGAGTTAATTCCGTCCGCAATGCGTTGTTCATAACCGTCTCCAAATCTAGCTACTAGAACTCTTGGATTGGATTGTCTTGCTATGCCTCTATCAGGAGAAATTGAACGACTTCCATAAGTTGCTGATGTTGTAAATCCAAGTGCCATTATGTTGCTCCATACGGGCTAAGTATTCCGCCAGACCGTTTTTGATTTTGAAGTTCTTGTTGAACTGCTCGTGCAATAACTTGTCCAAGATTGCCTGCTTGCGCTGAATCTTGTTGCATGTTTGTAGACGCATTGCCTTGACTATCTACAGATACATTTACAGTAACATTGTTTTGTTGACCTGCCCCTTTCATGTCCACAGGTATTGCTTTTCCATTTGGCATTGGTACTATTGCTTCATTATACCTACCTTCTCCAACTAATCCTAGTGTAGGTTTAGTTGCAATGCCTCCATTTGCGTATGCTTGGAATCCACCTTTTGCCATTCCACCATTTGCAAAACCTAAGAAGCCCCCCAGCATTCCTATGCCTCCTGTAAATAATTTACCAAGTAAAGGCATCATTCCTTGAAATAATTTTCCAAAGCCTTGTATTAAAGGATTGTCTTTTGAAAATATCCCCTTCAATCCTTGGAAGAAAGGATTTTCTGTTTTTGAAAAGAAATTTATAAGAGGAGAGAAAAGACCTCCGGCCCTGCTAACCCCTGATTCAGAAACTGTTCCTTGCTCATCCTCTACAGAAGTTTTTACTTTTCTTCCGAATAAGACTGCTCCTATACCTGCTAGCACTCCTCCGGTTTTTTCTTTTCTGGGCTCGGGAGGCCCTACAAAGTCACCGTCTCCTAATATACTTCCTATTGAGTCCTTTACCGAAGTTACTGACTTTGTAGCCTCTCCAAAAGCTTGCTTTATAGCAGTACCAACAGCTGCAGCTCCATCAGTTAATGCTCGTGCAACTGTTAACGCGCCTTGTTGTGCTTTTATTAGGGGGTCCGTACCCATTACAATATCAGTAAGCTGTCCGGCAAGTTTGTCTGCTATACCTTCTAATACTCCTTTTCCAATATTGAGAATTGCGTCCTTAAAACTCTTTTCACTCCCTTTAATGATTGCAGCAATATTAGACTGTAAGTTACTTTCTAATGCTTGATTAGCTGTATCCAGTAGCTGAAAAGATAAAGAAACTTGTCTCTCTAATGATTTTTCTTTTTCCTCGTTTAATTTTAGTTCTTGCTGTAAGTTCTCTAGCCTAGTNTCTTCTTGATTATTTAGCTCACCACTGTTTGCAATTCTTTCATTTTCAAGTATAGTAATTTGATCTTGTATATAGGCTCGGTCATTTGCTAAACTAACAGATTTTAACTCAAGATTTATTAAATCTGCTTGACGTTTTGTACGGCCACGTAAATCTTTTTCTGTGCGCAAAGCCAGCTCATTTGCTCGTGTTAGCTTATCTTTTTCAAGATTATCAATCGCTTCTGCAAAAGCTAAGTCTCTTTTTGTAATCTCTAAGTCTTTTTCTTGTTGCTCGGATAATTCTCCGTTTTTCTCGAGTAAGCCCTCTGTTAATTTTACTTGAGTTTCTAAAGCTACTACAGCAGATTCTGCCGCAGTCATTCCCATAAAAGAATTTCTAAGCTGTCTTGCTTGGTTCTTTGTATCTTCTAAGCCTCTAGTATAGTTTTTGAAAAGCATTGTGGCATCTGCGACTGCTACTTGTTGCCGTTCTAACTCTTGCCAGAGTTCTTTTGCTCTTTCCGGAGACTTTGTATTTAATAACTCTTGCACAGTACTCAAATATGCCTTTATAGCAAGCGTACCTCTTCCGCCCAAGTTATTGGATATTATTTCTAAGTTACCTGCTTGATCTGTAAAATATGCTCCTAACTTAGCTAGTCTTTGGTCATCAGATGTATTAAGAAAGTCACCAAAAGTTTTATCAGCTTGAGCTAATTTTTCTTCGAGTAAAGCTATTCTATTAGAGGGATCAACAGCTACATTTGCATTGAATACTGACATTTGATCAAAACTACTGCTCAGTTTAATAGATGCTTTGTTAAAGTTTTCTAATTCGCTTCTTGCAGTTTCTAGGTCTTTTGTTAAGCTTTCGATCGAATCTTGTGAACTTTCTTTAATAGAGTCAAATCCTACAGTTGCTACTTCAAACAAAGGTGTAAGGGTGCCAACAGAAAATGATCCAATTCTTTCCCCTAATGCAGTAAAGTACTTTAAAGAACCTGCCCCATCTTCTGTTATTATATCCTGAATTTTGTTAAAGTTTTTAAATTCATCCGTTAGTGCAGATACTTTTTCACTAGCATAATCTAAAGCCTGTGAATTTTCATCTGCTGCTTTTTTAGTCTTAAAAAACTGATAAACTGTAACTCCAAGAGTAGCAATAAGGGAAACCCAAGAAAGTACGGAAAGTGCGGTGGCTGCAAAACCAGCAAAACTTGCAGCTGCAAGTTTCATAGAAGCAAAAGCTCCTTTAACTTTAACCTCTGCCATTTTAATAAAAACACCAATTTTACCTGTTGTTTTTTTAAACTCTTGTTCTATACCTTTTGTACTTCTTTTTGTTGCAAGTAGCATTTCATTTAGAGCAGAGTCCCAGTTTCTCTTCATCTCTTTTGTCATTGTTTTGCTATTTGCAACAGCTCTTTTCATACCAGAAAGCTGCTGAGAGCTTAACTCTCCTCCGCGACCTTTTTGAATTAAGTCAAAACCACTTCCAGGCTTAGTAGTTCTAAATCCTGGATCCCCCAATCCTTGGGCTCTTGCAGCTGCAGCTTCTTTATTTGCAACTCTTGTTTCAGTAGTATAGTCTTTTAAAGAAGCTTTTGCTTTATCAAAAGATTCTTGAGCTTTTTCCGCACTTTCTCTTGCATTTTCTCCTATATCTCGTAAACCTGGAAGAGCAGCAGTTAAAACTCCTTTACCAAATATACCTAGTAACGCTACACCGAGTGCAGGAAATTGAGATATAGCCTCTGCAAAAGGACCGAGCATTGCAGCTGCAAATTCTTTTATACTATTTACAATATCATCAAAAGACTTACCTAGCTTGTTGAATACGTTAACGCCAGGATTTACAACTGCTATAATCCTAGAGTACTTTTGCTCTGCTTGCTCTAATACGTCATTTGCTACTGCTTGAGATCTTTCAAATGCTGTTAGACTTTTTGCGTCCCTATCTAAAGAATCTGCATATTTTTGAGTTGCATCATCTAGTCGAAGTATAATACCTAATTCGTCTAAGAGTTCTGGCTCTGCTTTTGTTACACCACGAACTAATCGATTGAAAGAATCAGTTACATCTCTACCTAGAATAATGGAAGCATCTTTTGCTGCCGTTCCAAGCCGAGTTAATTGATCTGCAGAAAGACCTGCGGAGGTTCCTATTGCTGCTGCTTGAGAAGCATCGGTGAAGTTAATCTGAGCCTCTGTAGCTGCAATAATATCATTTGACAAGGATCGAAGAGCTACACCCGTTGCTCCTGCATAGGCTTCTTGACCTTTTTGAAGAGTTACTAAATTTCCTGCGTCTTTTAGAAATGTAAATGCCGCAGAAACTGCAAATAGATTAGCTGCAAGAGTAGCGTATGCAGGCACTAAACCCCCATTTATTCCTTGAGCCATCTTTGAAAAGTTTTTAGTAGTATTTGAAGAAGCACCTGCAGCGCCTTTCAGCGTACGATCTGCCACTTGAGCGCTTGCAGCAGTTTTACCAAGAGCGTCATTAAGCTTTTTTGCGCTTACTGTAGCTTTTTGCATTTTGCCATTTACGACAATATCTATTTCAATTTTATTTTTTGCCATTAGCCGGATACATTATGGGTGTAGTTTTTACCACCGCTTTTAGCTTTACGCTCTTCTGCTTTTCGTTTTCTGTCTGCTTCTTCTGATCTATGGTTCATTAATATTCGTTCATACAGTTTCATAAAGTACATGGTTGTCCTAGTGTCTTCTATACTATAAATATCGAATAACTGTGAACAATGAGACCAGTCTTTTCCACAATAAGTGCCGGACATTCCTTCCCAGACATCTGAGAGAAGGTTAAACATAAAAAATGCCACTTGAACCTCTGTCGGGAAACTCGACTCGGTAAGTGGCATCTTTTGGGGGTCAGGCTCTGTACCTAGCTGCTCGCATATCTCTAGATACTGATCCATAGATACGGGGGAAGACTGTTCTTTTACAAATCGAGCAAGTAAGTCCTGTATTAAGGTTACTTGCTCCCAGTAAAATTTTCTAGGTCTGAAACAGTATCGGTTACCCAAGAATCAAAACTATTTGAATTTCTCATCAATAGCTCTGCGTTGTCTTGAGTAAAAGGTAACTCGTCATCAGGTTTGTGAGCTGAAATATCCACCAAAAGAAACTCTTCTAAGTATGAAAATTTTAGTCCTGTCCATCCCTTGATAACTGCACCAACATACTCTTCCAGAAACTTATCTTCATCTAAGTTTTCTTCTGGTTGATGAGTACGCTTATTAAATTTTGTGCTAACACACTTCTTACGAAGTTTTAGTAATTCATCCCTGCCCAAATAACAAATATCTACACTAAACCCTTTATACCCAGGGAAGTCAATGGATACTGTCTTACTTGGAGTTAATAAACTCGCTAATGAAACTTGGGCGATTTTGGGAGTAACTGAATCTGTCATTTTATATCCTTTTCTTGTTTTTATAAACAAGCGAGGGTTTTTACACCCCCGCTTTTATTGTTATTAGTATAGAAGATCTCAACATAAAAGTCAAGAACTATTTTTCTATGCTCCTTTATAAGTTAATACAACTTCGTCTGTAAGCTCAATGCTGCTCGGTAGCGCATTAAAGTTTGTTTCAAGTGAAATAACGTCCTCAATAGAGTGAGTAGGAATGTCTACGTGAGCAGTTCCCATTGCAAGCTCCAAAGCAGGTGCAGAAGTTCCTCCAACTTTAAATGTAAGAGCAAAAGAATTAGTAACAACATTCGAAATTGATTTAACATCTTCGAAGAAATCACTAGACTTATTTGTTCCTGCAGTATCTTTCAGCAAATAACAAGTGAAGCTACCAGAGACAGCACGACCTCCCGTTACGTGGCCGATAGGAATATTTACAACACCTAGCTCTTCTGGAGTAATATAAGTAATATTATTAGTAATAGTAATATTTCCGCCTGTGAGAGTTAAGTCATAAGAAGCTTCTAGTTCATCTGTACTATCTCCATCTGGGTCT